TTTATACAACTACAAAAGTTTGGTAATGTAAAACAATTTAGTCCAATACAAAAGAAATTAATTACAGATAGTAATCCAAGAACATATTTATTTAATCATATAATGAGAGGAGATAGTGGTGATGGTATACCTAATGTTCTTTCAGCTGATGATACCTTTGTAACAGAAAAAAATCAAAGTCCATTGCGTCAAGCACGTATTGATGAATGGTTAGAAAACTCAGATAACCTTAGAGAAGTTATGGATGAGGACATATATCGTAACTATCAAAGAAATAAAAAACTTATTGATTTAACTGATATTCCTGAGGATGTACAACAAAGTATTATAAATAATTTTAACGGGCAAATGAAAACGCCAAATATGAAAGTATTAAACTATTTAATAAAAAAAAGATGTAACAATTTGATTGAAGTCGTGGAGGAATTTTACAATGGCTAAAAAATTAATATCAGAAGTTTTATCAGGAGCTTCTAGATTACCTAAAAGAGAGGAACGAATCTTGTTCCTTAGAAACAATAGATCACCAGCATTATTGGATATATTACGTATCGCATTTGATGATGATGTTAAAACAGTATTACCATCAGGTGCACCAACATATCGTAAAGATGATGCTCCAGCTGGATATGAATACACAAGTTTACATAAATCATTTAGAAGATTTAAATACTTCTTTAAAGGCCCAGTTGCCAATGCAACTCCGCCCTTACGCAGAGAAGGAATGTTTTTAAGTTTATTAGAATCACTACATGGAGATGAAGCAGAATTACTCATAGCGGCAAAAGATAAGTCGCTAAAATACAAGGGCATCACAAAAAAATTAATTCAAGATGCCTTTCCTAACTTGATTAAAAAATAAGGAGGTGATCACCATCTACACTTATATTATGATAGTATTAAATTTAATTAAACAAATTTGGAGAATGCCTATGAGTTTTATTCAAATTGAAAGACTGAAGAAAGATATTTCTGAAGCACAATATTATCAAAAAAGATTAATTAAAAAAGGGAAGCATGTATTGGCTTATAAGATGGGAAAGAAAATTGATTACATGTATCATGTATTGAATGATATAAAAGCAGTTTAGGAGGAACAGGCCGAGAGGCCGAAAGGCCTCTCACTTTATTATGAATTTATTTGTATTAGATAATGATCCAGTGAAAGCAGCACAGATGCAATGCGACAAACATGTTGTTAAAATGATTGTCGAATCTGCTCAAATGTTATCTACAGTACATCGTATGCTCGATGGAACTATGGAAAGAAGACTGTCTAAGTCTGGTAAGGTAAGAGTACAATATTGGAAATTAGATGACGAAAGAGAAGATATTCTCTATAAAGCTTGTCATTTTAATCATCCATGTACTATATGGACAAGAGAAAATTGTTGTAACTATGGTTGGCACTATTTACATTTTAAAGCTCTTTGCGTAGAATACGAACATAGATATAATAAAGTGCATGCAACATATACTAAGTTAGGAGAAATATTAAAGAATAAACCTAATATGATACCACATGAAAGTCAAATGACACCATTTAAATTGGCAATGAAATCAAATCCAGAATGTATACATATTAATGATCCTGTAAGATCGTATAGAGAATTTTATCAAACTAAACAGGAAAGGTTTAAAATGGAATGGACAAATAGACAAAGACCGGAGTGGTTTCATGCAATATAAATTTTACGAAAGAAGATATTCATTTAAGGGTAATTTTGCTTATGCTGCAAATTGTATTCGTCATGCATTAGATATGATGGGTCATACAGAGTCAGAAACAGAGGAAGCAGATCTACATATTTACAATCATACGTGTAGAGATCTTGAACCTTTTATGGAAGAAAAGGCAATTATTTTTAAACCAACAGCACCAACAAGTAAACACTTTCAGATATGTGATTTAGGATATGCCAATAGTTCTCGTATTACATTTGAAGAACCAGTTGAATACGAATATCGTACATATGATAATACTGAATGGAATGAAATACAAGATATGGTTGAAAGAAGAGCAAATAAGTGGGATGATTCCATAATGCTTAAATGGCCAGATGCAAAAGATGTAAAGGATGATCATATACTTATTATTGGCCAAATGCCAGAAGATGAAACAGTCATGGGATTTGGATTTGGTGATCATTGGAAAAAGATGTATCAAATTATTGATAAGTTAGATGATTATAATCTTGTGATTAAATTACATCCACGTATTCGTAAAGCAAGTCATCGCATACGTGATATAAATAAATGTATAAAAGAATGGGAACTAAGAGGCCATCAGGTGTTTAGTGGTTACGAATCTATTCACAGTATATTACCTCATACGAAAGTAGCTATAACAGAAAATAGCACAGCAGGTATTGAATGTATGATGCATGATGTACCAATCATATCGTATGGCTATCCAGACTATCATTGGATAACAAAGGATTTAAGAATCCTTACAACACTTCGTAACTCAATAGATGATCTATCTTGGTTTAATAGAGAAAAGAGCCGAAGATTTTTATGTTGGTATGTGTTCGAATATCTGTGTAGTGATATACCAACAACAATGAATCGATTAGAGGAATTAATATAATGCCAATGTATGATTTTGAAAATACAAAAACAGGTGAAGTTGAAGAACATATGGTCAAACTCGCAGAGTATGATCAATTTATAAAAGACAATCCAGATCTGAAAAGAATATATTCGCCAGTAGGTATTGATTTTGATGGTGGTCAATCAATATTAAAAAGAGCAGGCGATGGATGGAAAGAAGTACAAGATCGTATAAAAAGTGGAATGCCTCCTAGGCTCAGAGATAATATCAAAACAAAATAGGAGTACTATGAAAATAATACATAAAGACGTTCACAAGATGATGAAAAGTAGTAGAATTCAAAACGTGATTAAAAAGTTTATACCAAAACAAGATGCAAAAAGAAGAACTGATAGAACTAATAAACAATCTGCCGACTGAAGATACAAAAGGAGAGATGATTGGAATATTCATTGGAAGACATGGTGAGGTGGTTACCACCGATAGTATCCGTATTGATATGGATGGCGGTCGAGTTATACTGGCTCAAAAGGGATCGGGTCAAGCCGAAGTAAACAAAAACAATTGGAAAAAAGAATTGGAATTTATACGTAATGCAAAAGCCAAGTAGATTAAGACACGAGCATTTAACAAATTTAAAACCTCTTACTTTAAATCAAGAAAGAGTTTTTGAATCATTTAAAAATAATCAACATTTAATATTAAGTGGTGCTGCTGGTACTGGCAAAACTTTTTTATCGCTTTATCTTGGATTAGATGCGGTCTTACAAAAACAATATGAAAAGGTTGTAATTGTAAGATCCGCATTACCAACAAGAGATATGGGATTTCTTCCAGGCGAAAAGGAAGAAAAAGAAGCAGCATATTTAGATCCCTATATTGCAATTGTGAATGAACTCTTTTCTGATAAAGAAGGTTGGAAAAAGATGGTATCATTTAAACACGTTGAGTTTCTTACAACATCCTTTATAAGAGGATTAACATTAAGAGATTCTATTGTAATTGTAGATGAAGCACAAAATTGTACATTCCACGAATTATGTAGTATAATAACTAGATTGGGTAATAATTGTCGCTTTATACTATGTGGCGATTATTATCAATCTGATTTTACTAAAGTGTCTGATAAGGAAGGTATTAAATCATTTATCGATATTGTTAATAATATGAAATACTTTGACCATATTGAATTTAATTGGGAAGATATTGTAAGAAGTGATTTTGTAAGAGATTTTATAATGACAAAGGAATTATATGAGCGTGGTAAACTTTAAACATGAGCCAGTTGATCTTGGCTATAATGACCTGGTGGCAACAACTACTGACAGTGGTAGAGTCTACACCGATCCTGATAATAATTTTTATCCTAGTATTACAACTGTTCTTTCGATCTTAAGTGAAGAAGCTATTCAAGCCTGGCGCGCGCGTGTGGGCGAAGAAGAAGCGAATCGAATATCCACTCAAGCAAGTACGCGCGGTACTAAAATACATAATATTATAGAAGAGTATTTACAAAATAATCCTAATTATTTAGATGGCGAAATGCCTCATAATATACAAACATTTAAGGATATACAACCTATTATTGATGAAAGT